AGATAGTTCAGTAAGATTCATTGGTATCAAACCAGAAATAATGAAAGCTTTTTCAATAATAGAAGAAGTTTGTCAAAGATTTGGTCAAGAATGTGTAATTACATCTTTAAATGATGGCAACCACATGATTGATTCGCTACATTATAAAGGGCAAGCATTAGATATTAGAAGTAAGAACTTTAATCCTATTGAACAACAACAAGTACTTGAAGAATTACAAAGACTATTAGGAGATGACTATGATGTCGTTCTTGAAAAGAATCACTATCATATAGAATATGACCCTAAATAATATGTTATTAAACATATAAAAAAATGATATAAACTATAATGGCAGGCAAATTAACGAAGCAAATAGTAAAAAAAGCAATCAAAGAATGTGATGGAACATATCTTGCTCTGTCAATATTTTTAGGTGTTTCCCCAATTACAGTAAAGCGATTTATGTGGTTGGAAAAAAATGAAGATGTGTATGAAATATTCAAAGAAAGACAATTGAATATTGAAAATTCAGCAATTGCGAATATTGAAGATGCCATCAATCATGGTGACATCAAGACTTCTAAGTGGTATGTAGACTATTTACGTAAGGTAAAAGAACAAGAAGAAGGTAAGAATATTAATATTGATGGGCAATTAGGTTTAAATCTAACCATAAAAGATTTTAAAAATGAAAATGATTAATTGGATTTAAATTTTGAAGTAACAGAAGTATATCGAATAAATGAGGAATTTCTTAATGATCCTTACATTAGATTAATTGTTAATCGTGGTTCAACCAGATCATCAAAGACTTATTCTATTATCCAATTATTGATCAAGAAAGCATTAGAAACCCCCAATATTAAGATTGTTATGTTATCTGAAACAATGCCAAAGGTTAAGGATACCATTGAAGAAGATTTTAAAGATATAATGGGCGATACTTGGGATGTTTATGGATCTTATCATCAAACAAAATTAACATATACCTTTCCTAATGGTAGTAGAATACTACTAAGGGCAACAGACAATGAACAGAAGATTAGAGGTATGAAATCCGATATATTATTCATTGATGAGGTTAATGCTATCCCATTTGAAATATACAGACAGTTGGCTTCACGTTGTACTGGTAAGATATTCGTTGCCTTTAATCCTTCAGCAGAATTCTATATTACTGAATTAGTAGATAATGATAAGGTTGGTAAAGTAGTTGAATATGTATCTACTTATATACAAAATCCTTTCCTATCTAAAGACCAAATAGAAGAAATACAAGAATTTGGTAGAAGAGATGAAAACTATCGTAGAGTATTCGAATTAGGCTTATATGGATCAGCAGAAGGGTTAATATTAGAAGAAAATAAACATTGGTTTCTTATTGATAAACTTCCAGAACAAAGGGATCAAGAAGTCTTTGTTATTGACTTTGGATTTACTAATGATCCTAATGCACTATTACAGTGTTACTTACTGGGTAATGATATATTCATAAGTGAATGTTTATATAAAGGTGATATGTTAAATAGGGAAATAGCTATTGAAATTAAAGAATGGAATCCATTCAATGTTGTTACAATTTGTGATAGTGCTGAACCAAAAACAATAGCCGAATTCAAAAGAATATATGGGTTGAATATCAAAGGAGTAGTTAAAGAACATATAATTGAATCAATCCAATCATTAAAGAATCACAATATATTCGTAACAAAAGATAGCTTAAATGTTATTAATGAGTTAAGGAATTATGCATGGCATCAGAAGAAAAAAGACAAAAAGGGTAGGGCTATCCCCATCGATTTATTCAATCATGCTATTGATGGTATCAGATATATTTCAGATACTTTCTTTAAACCATTATCAAAAAGAAAAGGAAGGGTAGTAAGATTATGAAGAAAAGTTTTATAGAATTGGATGATACATTATATGAATTAAAGCCAATAACAAAATTAACAGTTAAGGAATACAATGATTTTATTGATGTTGCCAAGAAAGGTGAAGAAAAGCCAGAAGAAGAGGTAATGATCAGTATATTGAAAGCATTAACGACCATGAAAGATTGGCAGCTTGAATCACTTGATCTATTTTCATTATTCCAAGTTGATTGGGAGAAGATAATGTCAAGTGAATTGAAAAAGGATATTAAATTAAATAGGAATTATAAATTATTAGATAAGAAATATCTATTGGTTGATTTTGAAAGACTATCATTTGGTAAATGGATTGACATTGATGATATAATCAATAATTACCCAGAAGATATGTCTTTTGTTCTTGCTGTGATGTTAATTGATGGTGATTATGATATAACATCAATCAATAAGCTTAAAGCTATCATAGAAGAGAATATGACTATTCAGAATGCATATTCATTATGGTTTGCATTTATAAGCTGGAGGGATAATATATTCAAACAATTTTCTGGATTATTTAAAACACCATCAGAAGAAGATGAACAAGAACCAGATATTGAAACTGATGAAGATGATGAAGGTGAATTCCACGGAAATCAATGGATGGAAATAGCTTATTCATTAACCAATGAAGATATAACTAAGAAAGAACAAATCCTTGGAATGGGTATCATTGAAGTATTAAACTGGTTAGCACATCTGAAAGATAAACGTGAAGCAGAAAAGGAAGCAGAAAAAAATAGTAATGCTAATAGAATACATTAAACAAAAAACCATAAAAAAATATTATACAATATGAACACAATTAAAACGATAGTTAACCAATTTTATGAATTTGTCGATGACCACCCGATGATATATTCTAAAGGCTATGGATTGATCCAAGACTTACAGACTGAAAATAGGAAAACTCCAGTAGTATGGATTTCCTCAACCCCTGGTAAGATATATGATGCATATACTAAATACAATTTCAATATATGGATACTTACCAACACCATGCAAGACAAAGAAAATCTGTTGGATAACATGTCTGATACAGCTTTACTTGGTAGAGATATAACTACTAAATATAAGAATTCAGATTTGAATGAAGATTTCACTATTGATAATGAAGTTGGAATGATGCCAATATCTATGGATTTCGATGATATTCTAAGTGGATGGGTGTTCGATTTTTCTATTATTGTAGATAATAACTATTGTGAAATTCCAGAATAATGTTAATAGATACTTTAAAAAATATAGCCATAAGAATAATAGGTGAACTGAAACAAGAATTAGTTGACCAGAATATCAATGCATCTATGGATTTAAGTGATAGTATCATTTATAGGGTATCTGAACATTTCATTGAAATAGAAATGAATGAATATGGTTCATTCGTTGAAACTGGTACAAAACCACGTGAAAGTAAGAATGGTGAAGGATTCTTAGATAAGATTGTTAGATGGACTAAGTATAAAGGAATACCCGAAGAAGCAGCATATCCAATCTATAAGCATATATTAGAACATGGAACAAAGCCACATCCTTGGACATCAAAGTTTAGAACACATATATTAAATTTAGATGCAGAAATATTAGAATATATGGGTATCAGAGTGGAGAATGATTTTGAAAAAAGGTTCATTAAGATATGGCAATAAAAAATAAAAAATAATTATGGCAGTAGCAATAACCCAATCAATTTCAATATATGGATACATACCAACACCATGCAAGACAAAGAAAATCTGTTGGATAACATGTCTGATGGGTTCATTAAGATATGGCAATAAAAAATAAAAAATAATTATGGCAGTAGCAATAACCCAAACACCGAAATATAGATATAATGGAACACTTCAACCTATCTCACCAAGCTTATATCCTTTATATCTAGCATGGACTAATACATCAAGTAATATTAATAGTGATTATAGATATAAAGTAGCAATTGAAAATGAAGATGGAATACAAGAAACCTTTTCAACGATAGCCCAAACTCCAGACTTGTTTGGTAAGTTATCATTATCTAATTATGTTAATAGTGAAATGGAATTCGTTTACCAACCAAAGGTAATTATTCCAACTAATTGCCCCTATCAAAGTGCAAATTATCAGGCAATCATCACACCTTATAATAATGGATCTTACGAAACAGCACAAGAAAGTTCAACAGATACATTCTTCTATATTAAATCTACATTCAATACTACAATGACTGATCTATTCAATGATACACTATTTGTGGATGTTACTGATAAAAAATTAACTACTACATCATGGGCAAGTAATAAATCGTTATATGGTCAATTTTCTACCCTATCATCAGACTATAATGTAGAATGGGATAAAGTAAAATATATTCAAACAAAACCTAATGGTACAATAATAGAATTTGAAATACAGAACACATTAACACCACCAGTAATGACAAGTGAAACTGAATTGAAAAATACAGATGATTATGTTGTTGATATTCCAATCGGTCCAGCCAATCTAATGTTAGCTGATGTCTTAATAACTAAAGTAACTTTACCTAATGGATTCATATATACTTGGATGCTAGGCACTAAGGTAATATTAGAATGTGGTGATACATACAAATATGCAACGTTCCTTGATCCTTTATTTACTGGTGGAACACAAAAATCTAAATGGTATAATATTACTGTTAAGAATTGTGAAACCAGATATGATGCTAAAACTATCAATTTCTTAAATGATAATGGTGGATATGATGCATTTGTTTTTTACCAAAAGAATGAAGAATCAATATCAAATAAACAAGGAATATACTTGAAGAAACCATATGATAGATTAGGTGATTATTATTATAAAACAGAAGAATATAAGCGTGGATATACTGTTTATAAAGATGATATTATTAACATGTGGGATATGAATACTAATTGGTTATCAGATGCAGAAGTATTAGAATTGAAAGAATTATGGACTTCTACTGATATATATTTACAAGTTGATAATGTCTTAACACCAGTGATTATCAAGGAAATAGGTGCACCAATATTTAATAAGAAGAATGTTAATTTATCAAAATATAATATTCAGTTTATTGTATCGGACAAAAAATACAACATTTAAGATGAGATTATTTTTAGAAAAGAAGAATGCTAATTTCAACCCAGAAACATATACAGCATCAGCAGATGTAATTTATACTGCAACTGATGAAGGTTTTATCTTGGATGCTGAGGTTGATTCAATCAATTCACCACAATCATTTATATTTTACGATGAATTGCCATTTAATGATGGGGAACAGATATTGTTTAGATGTTCATATACTCAAACTGGTATTGACTTTGGATCAACAGTAAAATTATATCATAATTCAGTAGAAATTGGTAACATATCTACTAATACAGATATATCATTTATTAAATCATCTAATGATATTGAAATTAGAATTACTGTTGCTGGAGATATGACATATAATTTTTCTGATTTCACCTTAACTAAGGTTGGGATGGATGAAGTAGATATATTATCGAATGATACAGTAAAATTAACAAAACAGATCAAAGACTTTTCAAATATAGCAGATGTTAAATCTGGATTTTCTGATAATATAGTGATCAATTATTCAAAGGATAATAATAAATCAGTTGGATACTTTACTAATATATCAAACACTGACATAATACGATTTGTTAATGGTATCAGGGCAGTTATAACAACTAATGAAGCAGATAAGGTAAGTGATGGAGTGATAACGATCAAGAAGATTGAAAGATTGAATGAAACATATTTTATTCATTTGTTCTTTACATCATTTGATAGTACATTCTTTAAAAGCTTATCAGATGAAACCTTTCCAGTACCACATGAATATATTAGTAATACATGGGACAATAAGATTGATAGCACGAATAAAACATTAGATCAAATGGAAATTGATGATGATGAATATTTGTGGGGCTATGCTAATAATAATATGAATTTTGAATATGGTAATCCAGCATCTAACTTCAATCTAAATTATGGTGCTTACATAGCAGAAATACAAGAAATAGAAGAAGATTTATTAACATCTTCTAAATCATATGATAATACAAAAGTGCCTTGGTCACATGGTTACAGTGATTTCCCTGCTGGAACACAACCATTATTAAGATATAAACCAGTACTGAAAGATTTACATGAAAGATATGGATATACAGCAGAAGGAACAATATTCAATGATCCTAAAATGTATAATCTTACAATAAATCCAGTTATCAAACCAGATTTAACAAAAGAAATTGTAGATGAAATATCATTTACTGGTGCATTAGGTAATGTAGAATTTACAAATACATCTCCTAGACATATATCAGCGATGATTCCAATTGCATCTACTGATGACCCTTTATATTCAAAAACTGTATCTACTGGTACTTTACTTGGTACTGCTATTGGAACTAAGCATGATGCGAATGATGCTGATATTAATAACTATGAAGACTTATATGGTAATATATTACCAAGAAGATTACAATGTTTAAGATGGAAGAAGAATTTCAAAACTAAAATGAAAGTAAAAGTAACTGTTAATATTCAACATAATAATGGTGCAACTGGTTTCTTTAGATTGATACTTGCTGATGGAATTTATAATAGTAATGGTAGTTATGCACAAATGAACCCATATTCTTGGATGATTACTGAAGACATTTATATGAATTTAAATCCAAGTGTAGTAGGTAATGTTGCATTCCAGAAAGAATTTATCATTGAAGAATTTCATGGTTTTGTAGCTAATCATTCAGATGATGGATATTTTATCAGAGCAAATATTGTAAATGATGTAACATTTAATGGTGCTAATCCAATTCAAGCAGCAGTATCAGTAACATATACTGAAATGGAAATAGAAGAAAGCGTTGAAATGGGTAATTCTTATTACTTAGATGATTATTATTCATTATCATTCACTGAACAAGGATTTATGAAAGACTTTATTAATAAGTTTAATCTTATACCATTGGTAAATACCCAAGATAAGATTGTAACATACTATTCTTACGATGAATTCTATGCGTTGGATGAAACCCTTTACTTTGATAAAAATATCCTTAGAGATAAGCCTATCAATTATGAATATACAATGAAAGATGCTAAATCTTTATATACTTTCAAAAGTGAATGTAAAGCATCTAACTATAAATTGGATGAATTTGAAGGTGATTATGGTCAAAAGCAGATCCAAACAAAATATATTAATAAAAGTGATTATACTATTGAAAATAAAATAGAAAATTGGTTCTATGATAAGTTAGATCATGAACAATGGGGAATTTATAATAAAACAGAAGATCAAACTGGTGGATTCCCATTAATTTGTACACTTGATGTTAATGTATCTGGACAAACAATATATGTTAATGATGGTTTACCTATTGACGATGATAGATTATCTTATAAGAAGACACCAATGACTAAATCACTTGTTGGATACCCAAGGGCTACAAGAGGTGCAACAAGATATGTGAATGGATATTCTAAAAATGGTATAATCCAAACATATAAGAATAGATGTGCTTGTTATGATATAATTTATGATAATGTTGGTTCATATGATACCACACAATTTTATCCTAGATATATGGGTGCATTCAATGAAATTTCTTCTGATTATATAGTAGATACTAATAATGAGAATGCATTGGATATAGCTGATTATGATAACGTTAAGTATAATTTCTTATCTTATTCTGACATTGATGAAACAATTATATCAACAAATTTATATGATGAATATGAAAGTGAGATAGCCAATTTATTAGATTCTGATTCCCATACAATGGATGCATATATTTTATTAACTGATAATGAATATAGATCAATAAGCATGAGGGAAAAAATAATAATTGATGGTGTAAGATATATCATTAAAAAGATCAGTAATTATTCACCAAAAAAACCTACAAAGATTACATTATTGACATGGAAATATCAAAGTGGTTGGAAAAAGGTATATGAAAATGATATTGAAAATTCATTGGTTTGGACACCAACAGTTGGCACAACAATAGGTAAGACAGCCTTATATGATCTAAGTGCTTCAACATTTAGTGTTGGCTTAATGACTACTAATCATATAGTTGGAAAGACTTATAAGATTAGAATCAATATGAAATCTACTCAAGGTGGATATGTAACTGGGGTATATCAGAATGGAGATAATTCAGATTTCAAAGCGATCAACACATATATAAGTTCTTCAATACCTCAATGGTATGAATTTGAATATACCAGAACAGATTCAGCAGTATCTACACCAATCTGTAATGTAACAGAAATGTTAGAATTCAGTGGATATTTAGGTGCAACGTTTACTTATATTTCAATATATGATATAGAAGTTTTAGAACAATAAAAATCTATTATTTTGTTTACTTTCCCATGTTCAGATCATCGGACATGTGTTTTTAATACACATGTTAAACATTTTTTGATAATAATATATTATAAAGAAATGATAAAATAAAATTCTATTATGGCAGATGAAAAAAAGATAATATATAAACTTGAATTTAATAGTGGACAATTAGATCAACAGTTAAATAAGGTTAATAAGTCAATGGTCGAATTAAATAAGACTCAAAAGAACTTAAAAAAGAATGGTAAAGACCAAAGTAAAATATATTCTGACAATAAACAGAAATTAAAAGAATTAGGTGCTGAACAAAGAGTTGCTGCTCAGGCAATGCAAAATACCAATAAACTTAGAAAAGCCAATGTAGGGTACTTAGAAGCCCAAAAAGCTAAACTTTCTTTAGTAACTGCCCAGATAAATAAATTAACACAAGCAGAATTAAAGAATAAGAAGATTGGTGGTCAATTATTAACTACCCGAAGACAATTAAATGAAGAATTAAAAAAGTATGAAGCTACTGGTGGATCATTTTACAGAAATGTAGGTAATTATACTGATGGGATGAAAAGATTATGGAGTCATCTTAAATTATTCTTTGGATTAACAGCAATCATTAGTTTATTTAGAAATTTTTTCAGTACAATAAAAGATTTCGAACAACAATCAGCTAGATTAGCATCTGTTTTAGGTAAAACAAAAGAAGAAATAGGTGATTTAATTACATTAGCACGTGAATTAGGTGGAACAACACAATATACAGCAACCCAAGTATTACAATTGGCTGAATCTCTAGCAAAATTAGGATTTGGAAACCAAGATATTAAAAATATGACTGCTGATGTATTGAATTTAGCAACTGCACTTGATGCCGATTTAGGATCAGCAGCAACATTAGCAGGTTCAGTAATACGTGCATTTGATTTAACAACAGAAGAGTCAGCACATGTAATGGATGTTTTAGCTAAATCAACAACAATCACATCATTATCATTTCAAAAATTAGAAACAGCTTTACCAATTGTTGGTACAGTTGCAAAGAATGCTGGAGTATCATTAGAAACATTAGTAGCACAATTAGGTGCATTGACTGATCGTGGTATTGATGCATCAACAGCAGGTACAAGTTTAAGAAAGGTTTACTTATCATTAGCTAAATCTGGTATGACTATCGAAGAAGCATTTGCAAGAATTAATAATGCTACTGATAAGAACAAAGAATCATTAGAATTGTTTGGTATTCGTGCATCAACAGCAGGTGTTATATTAGCAGGTGCAACAGAAAAAGTAGATGAATTTAATGAAGCATTACTAAATGCTGATGGTACAACAAAAGCAATGGCAGAAGAAAGATTAGATACTTTAACTGGTGCAGTATTATTAGTGAAAAGTGCTTGGGATGAATATTTGTTATCATTAAATGAAACAAGTGGTATAGGTAATAAGTTAAAAGAATTATTCCAATTCTTAGCTGAGAATATGAAAGAAATCATGAGAATAGTAGGTATTGCTGTTATTGGATTTATATCATATAAAGTTGCAGTTGTTGCAATGGGTGTTGCTACATCTGTTTATACAGCAATAACAAAACTTGCAACAACTGCAACACTAACTTTATCAACAACAATGAAAGCAATGCCTTGGGCAGCAATCATTTCTGGTATTGTAATGTTAATTAGTTACTTAGCAACAATGAATAAAGCAACAGAAGAAGCAATTGATTATACTAAATCATTCCGCGAAGAATTAGGTAAAGAACGTGCAATATTAGTACAAGCATTTGAAGTACTTAAAAAGACAACAGAAGGAACAATTGAAAGAAAAGAAGCAATTGAAAAAATTAATAAGGAATATGGTGAATATTTACCTGCATTATTAACTGAAAAATCTACATTAGATGAAATAACTGAAGCACAAAAATTCGCTACTGCTGCATTATTACAAAATATATTAGTAAAATCTAAGCAAGTTGAAATAGAAAAAGTATTGACTGAAGAAGCATTAATTCAAGTAGATTTAATGAGAACAGAAGGATCAGCAATGAATGAACAACAACAGCTTATTTTCAATGCAATGGCTGAAACCTTATCTAATTTCAAGAAAGGATCTGAAGAATATAATAGGGCACATGCTGACATGATTAAGAATGCATTTGTATTTCAAGCAGTATCTATTGGTGCATTTGATAAAACAACAGCATCAATGAGAAGATCAAAATTAGAAATGGAAGCGATCAATAAATCATTTTCATCTTTCTTAAAAACATCAAATAATTCTAATCTAGTCGGTGGTGCAGAAGAAGATGGTGATGGTAGTCCAACTGGTAGTCCTTCAACAAAAGCCAGTGATGCAGCTTATAAACAAGCAAAGAATGATTTAGAAAGGTTTAGACTAACTTACAGAGAAGAATTAGCTAAATTATCTATATTAACTCAAAAACAAGCAGATGAAAAGATCAAAATACAATATGATGAATTACAAAAAGAATTAAATGTATTAGATGAAAAGATTGCACTTGAAGAAGCTAAATTAAAAATAACATATGATAATGGTAAGATAAGTGAAAAGAAATATCGTGAAGATTTAGAATTTATTAATCAAGATTATTTGATTGCTAAAGATAAGTTAACTTTTAAATATGCAGATAAAGAAAAGGATATTCAAGATACTGCTACTAAGTCAATTGCAAAGTTGAATGATACTAAATTCAAATATGATGAACTTTATTATAAGAATAGATTAACATTAGGTGAGATAAAGCAGAAAGAATTTAATGAGGTAATGATAAAACTTGAAATAGCACATTTACAAGAATCAATTCAATATGCATTATTATCTGAAGAACAAAAACAGATAGCTATCCAAACTATTAAATTAAAATATAGAAAAGTGGATAAGGAAAATGATAAGGTTACAAATGATGAAAAAATATCACTTGGATTAGATATTGCTCAAGAATTATTGGCATTTACATCAGAAATGAATGCACAGATGCAACAACTTAATGCAGATGAAAATCAAAGGGAATTAGAAGCATTTCAAAATCAATCAGATTTAATATTACAAGAATTTGAAAATAGAAATGAAAGGGAAATGCGAGCACTTGAAGCTAAGTTCAATGCAGGTGAGATAACAGAACAAAATTATTTGAAAGCTAAATTAAAGATGGAAGATGATTATTCTGATGGTAGTTTAAAATTACAAAGGGATCAAGCCATTATTGAAAAACAAATGAAGGCTGATGCTTTTGAAGATCAGAAGAAATATAAGATTGCTGGAGTTGTTATGGATACTGCATCTGCATTAATTGGTACATGGGCTGGATATGCATCGTTAGGTGTACCTGGTACAATCCTAGCAGGTGTTCAATCAGCATTAATACTTGCATCATCAGCATTCCAAATCAGTAATATTCAAAGTCAACATCTTGCAGATGGTGGATTATTAAACGGACCATCGCACACATCAGGTGGAATTAAAATAGGAAGTAGTGAAGTAGAAGGTGGTGAATATATTGTAAATAAGGCAGCTACACAAGAAAATCTACCATTATTAAATTATATAAATAATAGTGGCAACGCAACTGGTAATAATGGTAATGTAAAAACATTAATTAACTATGGATTATTAGCTTCTGAAATTGGTAAAGTAATAAATGATAAGAAGGTTTATTTGACACAAGACGACTTAGTTGATGATGAAAATACTAGGGTAGTTATTGATCAATCGACTACATTTTAACAAATAATCTATTATTCATATTATAATACACAAAAAATAAATTTTAAATAATGAAGAAAATTGAATTATTACTGGAAGATATAGAAGCAGATGGAGTATTTGCTTTTAGTTTCGTAGGAAAACCAGCTTATAGTGAATTTATGTTATTTGATGATGAATCAAAGGAACTATTTGAATTTGCTAAAATCCAAAAGAATGTTATAACTGGTCCAGCATTGATCCCAGACAAAATGATCCCAAGAAAGAATTTAAATGGTGAAAAAGCCAATGTATTCTTTTCAGCAGATACAATTGAAAAAATTGCTAAAGATTATTCGAAACATTTTGCACAACATAATATGACTGAAGGGCATAAAAAAGATGTTGATAGTGTTTATTCGTTTGAAAGTTGGTTAGTTACTGATCCTTTAAATGATAAATCAAATGCATTAGGTTTTAAAGATGTAGTGGCTGGAACATGGTTTGTTTCAATCCAAGTAGATAATCCAGAATTGATCACTAAAATTGAAAGTGGTGAATATAAAGGATTAAGTATTGAAGGTGAATTTACTAAGAATATAATTCACATGCAAGAAGAAAAAATAAACAAAAATGATATGAAAAAAAGTAAAATTACAGAATTATTTAACAAAATGGTAGCTTATTTCGATGAAGAAGTTATAGTACCACCAGTAGTAGAAGACGTTGTACCACCAGTTGTAGAAGATGTTGTACCCCCAGTTGTACCACCAGTAGTAGAAGATGTTGTACCACCAGTAGTACCACCAGTTGTTGAAGACGTTGTACCACCAGTTGTGGAAGATGTAGTACCACCAGTTGTACCTCCAGTAGTAGAAGATGTTGTACCACCAGTAGTACCACCAGTAGTAGAAGATGTAGTAGAAGATGTAGTACCACCAGTTGTAGAAGAAAAGACTGAAATGCAATTAGTAATGGATAAATTAAATGAATTATCTGATGAAAATAAAGCATTAAAAGAAAAAATGGATGAAATACCAACACCAGATCCTAAATTCAAAAAAGAACATGTTGTTGTTCCAGTAACATATCATGCGAGAATGACTCAATTGATGGAAACTAAAAGAAAAAAACTAGGTTTAGGAAAATATTAAACATAGCAATTAACAGTTTAATATGTTATTATATTATTAGATAAGCCAAACGAAAGGTTGGTAGTAAATTATTTTCACATTGAAAATGGTTTAAAAAAATAAAAAAAAAATTATGGCATTTGATGTTTCAAATTTGACTTCTTATACACAAAAAGCAACTGAACTTTTACGTTCAGCAGTTTTGTATTCTGAAGATTTCAGCAGATTTACTGTTGAAACTGGTATTCAGCACACGAAATACCTAAATTATGTAGATGCACAACCTAACTTACAAGCAGGTAATTGTGGTCTTAGTGCTTCTGGCACAACAACTTTTGAAGAAAAGTTAATTACAGTAAAAATGTTCGCTTATCGTGACCAATGGTGTATTGATGATTTAAATGAAAAAGATTTAAATTTTGGTACTGGTACTCTTAACGGTAATATGACACCTGATTTACAGACAGCTTTATATACTGACGAATCAGACAAAATCAAACAACAAGTTGATAAAGTTTTATGGCAAGGTGCTATTGGATCTGGTGATCTTATTCAAGGTTGGATTACTAATGCAATTGCTGATAGTGATGTTATTGATTTAACAGCTACAGGAATCACAGTTGATAATATCGATACTATTTTATCTGATATGGTTGCACTTGTTCCCGAAGAAGTTTTAGCTATGAGAGGTGAATTATCTATGCATATGTCTATTGCTAATTATAATCTTTATAAGCAGAATAGAATTAATGCTAATTTTTATCATGACAATCCAAATCACTTAGGTTTACTAAGTATGAAAATGTTTGGATGGGACAATGTTAGAATTTATGGCGAACCTGGATTAACTGGTTCAAAAGCTATCATGTTAACATGGGATAAAAACTTAACAATTGGTACAGACGAACTTCAAGAAGTTTCAATGGCTAAAATGTATTATGATGAAGATACAGATTATGTAAAGTATAAGTCAAGCTTTAAATTAGGTGCACAAATTTGGCATGCTGATGAGGTTGTTTTATTCGTAGGATCGTAATCAAACAATAATTAATAAAGCTATTAGATCAATACTGGTCTAATAGTTTTTAAAAAATAAAAAATAAGAAATTATGGCAACAACATGTATTATAGATGCAGGACGTTCAAGAGGATGTAAAGGTATCACATCTGGTTTATATACTATTTATATTGCAAATTATCCACAGAATGTAACAACTTCTTTAGATTTTTTGACTAAGGATGTAGATGGAACTGTAACTTCATTAAGTGGAACAACTACTGGTTTAACACTATATGAATTTACACCAGAAAAAGGTTCTTCTTCTTTCGAAGAAAATTACAATGCAGCAATTGAGTTTGGCTCAGTATCATACGAACAAAAAGTAACGTTAGTGATGGCTGGAATGACACAAGAAATGCAAAATCAAGTGAAAGCACTTTTAGCTGGTAACTTTATTGTAATAGTAAAATTAAAAGCCGATGGTGGAACATTCTTCTTAATGGGAGAATCAGATTCAGCTGGTATATCTGGAGGTAATGCTCAATCAGGTAAAGCAGTTGGTGAATTATCTGGATATTCATTAGAATTAATGGCTGTTGAAGGCTCACCTGCACCAGAAGTGGAAGCAGCAGCAATCGCAGCAGCTATATCAGCATAACTAAAAACTATACTGATATATAAAAGACCTATTAGACATTTAATAGGTCTTTTTTTGTGTTTAAAAAATTAGATTATAACAAAAATCAATATTTTCATATTATAAAATATAAAAATAACTAAAATTAGATGATAAAACTACAAGAAGGATTGAACACTTTTTTTATATCAAATCAAAACTATGCTGATAGTGTGTTTAACATTAGTTTTGAATCAGCTTTATTAATTGATAATAAGGAATTAGATTTAACTAATACTGGGTTAACTGATAGATATGTTAAATTTGAAATTGAATTAGTTGATCAAGGATCAGAAGATTTAGATAATGGTAAAGTACATTTAATTAAAGGATCTCACCAAATAACTATCACACAAGGAACATTAACATATACAGATATAGTTTTTGTTGAATTTGCTGCCTTGACAGATAAAAAATATAATAAGCAGAATAATATTCATGTTTATCGTAAAAAATAAAAAGATATATGGCTAATATTAAAAAGAAAACCGCACCAGTTACTAAGAAGAAAACACCTTCGAAAGTTATTAGAAATGGTAAAGCAGCATTCATACAAATGAATCAAGAATTTATTGCTCCAGTAACAAAAGTTGAACAAAATTATGAATTTATAAGATATGGTACTGATAATGCATATCCAGAATTATTAACAGAACTTTTGGCTTCATCTGGGCTTCATAGAGCGATTGTAGAAAAAAAGGTGGCTATGACTATGGGATTAGGTTTAGACATCAATGACGTTGACGAAAAGACCTTAGACTTCATTACAAACCCTAATCCTTTTGAAGACCTTAATTCTTTAATGGAAAAATGTTCATATGATTTAGAAGCTGATGGTGGTTTCTATCTTCAAATTATACAAAATCCAAATACAAAAATAATTGAACAAGTTTATCATATGGATTTCGATAGAATGCGTGTTGGACTTCCAAATGAATATGGATTTACTGATAGTTTATTCTATTTTGATGATTTAACATTGCCAGTAAGAGATCAACAAATTGGTCAATCAATTGAATTTCAAGCGTTTAATGGTAATGCTAATTTATCTGAACCACAGATGATGCATTGCAAGCAATATACAAAGACTAATAAATATTATGGTTCACCTATATATGAAGCAGCAGTTTTGGATATTGAGACATATTCACAGATTAGTAATTATCACAATTCTAATCTTCATAATAATTTTTCACCAGGGTTTTTGATCATGTTTTCTGGAACACCACCTTCAGAAGAATTACAAGATTCAATTGTTAGTGAATTACAGAAGAAATATGCTGGAACTGAAAATACTGGTGCACCAATGGTATTCTTTTTAGAAGAAGGTATGGAGAATCCAACGGTAAAACCAATTGAGGTATCAGATATAGATAAGCAGTTTGATTTATTGATAACACAATTAATAAGTAATATAGCTATTGCTCATCAAATACCAAAACAAGTTGTAGGAATTGAAACTTCTGGAAGTTTAGGATCAAGTAAAGAAATGCTTGAAGCTACTGAAATGTTTAGAACAAGTTATATTTCAAGACAACAAAATACATTATTATCTGCATTTAATACAATTGGATTAATAAATGGATTAGATGAATTTAAATTAATCAATCCAAACCCAAGTATTTTAATGTATGATATGGCAGATCTTTTAAGTATTCTAACAAAAAATGAATTACGTGAATGGTTAGGTTATAAAGAAATTGATGAAGCTGAAATGAATAACGTGGATGATGTCGTAGAAGACGATATAAAAAATAATGAAATAGATAATGATTAATAACTTTAATATTTTCTTTATAAGTGAAGAATACGTAAAACAGAATTCAGCGTTAATGGACGATGTTGAGAATCAGATAATTAGAAATAATATATTAGATGCTCAGAATATTGATTTACAGTCTGTTTTAGGTGCAAACTTATATTCTAAGATGGTTTATGCATTAGAAGATTATTATGCTTGTGTTGAATCTGGTGGAACATGTGAAATGATTGATTTCTTAACAGATTATGAACAAACATTATTAGATGATTATATTCAACCATATTTACTTTATGGAACATTATATAATGCAAGTTATGATTTATTTTTAAAGTTAACTAATCGAGGTGTATCTGAACAAGAAAACAAAAACGGTAGAAGTGGAAACTTAGAATATTTCAGAACTATGCGTAAAAATTGGAAAAACAGACAAGCATCATATATGACTTCATTGGTTTCATATTTAGAAACTAATTTAGCTGATTTTCCAGATTATTCAGCTACATGTGATTTAGAATTGAATGATAATCCAGCTAAGAATACTGGTATTGGTTTATATTTAGGATCAGCAAAAGCAACAACAACTGAAACAACATCAACACCAACAACAAAAGATACTAATGATTTAAATTGGTTATCTGATGTTACAATAGTTAATCCACAAGTAAATCAAGGATTAATATACTATGAATCAGGACAATGGCGAAATGTTGATTTAGGTGCTGGAGCACCAGTTTCATTAAGTGGATTAACTGATACAAATATTGGTGTATTAAGTGTTGACCAAATATTGGTCTGGGATGGAACTGAATGGATTAATTCAAATAATCCAAGTGTAAGTGAATCATGGGTTTCAGATAATTTCTTGTCAGCAAGTACATTTATTCCAACAGATTTTTATAGTCAAGCGGAAGCGGATAATAATTTTTTATCGGCAAGTACATTTATCCCTACTGATTTTTATAGTCAAGCGGAAGCGGATAATAATTTCTTATCAGCAAATACAAGCCTGACTACGGATCTTGAATCGTTAACTGATACAAATATAACAACGCCTTCAATTAATGAAGTATTGACATGGGATGGTTCAGAATGGATTAACAGTGGTATAACAGACGTTGTTGGTGCAACTGAAGCTTGGGTAACAGATAATTTCTTATCGGTAAGCACATTCATTCCAACAGATTTTTATAGTCAAGCGGAAGCAGATGCAAACTTTTTAAGTGCAACAACTTCAATATCTGACATTGAAACAAATATAAATAGTGTATTGACTTCATATGGTGAAATACAAGATGATCCAACTGGCTTTGAGAATCAAAATGATTCAACATTAAGTGTAGTTGATGCAACATTAACATTTACAGTAGCACCAACAACAACAGATTTTTCTTATTACTTTAAAGGTGTAAAACACACAAAAACAATAGGAGAAGATATAATATTTACTGATGTTGAAGGAATGCATTATATTTATTATGATGGTGATACTTTAATTCATACAACAACATTTGGAACACATTTAATTACTAATTATGCCCTTGTTTCAATGCTTTATTGGGATAAAGATAATCAACGTTCATTATTATTTGATGAAAGACATGGACATAAAATGCCAAGTTCAGTTCATTTATATTTACATATGTTTTTAGGTGCACAATACCACACAGGACTACAACCTTTTGATTTAGATGTTGATGGTGATGGTGATGATGAATCAAGTGCAAGAGTAGCAACAACAGCAGGTATGATATTTGATGAAGATATTCATGTAACAATAGCTGAAAGCT